ATGAAATTTAAGAGAGATTTAGTTAAATACGTACGAGACAAAGCTAAATCAAAATATAACAAAGCTAGCGAATGTCATATCTGCGGTTCAACCGAAGAACTCGATTTTCATCATTATTATGGACTGACCGAACTACTAGAGACTTGGCTAAAAACTAATAATATAAATATTGATAATGAGCAAGATATCCTAGAGATTCGTGAGCAGTTCATTGATGAGAATTGTGAGAAGGTGTATATAAAAACAGTAACTCTCTGTCATCAACACCATTTACGATTACACTCAATATATGGAAAGCGACCTAAATTGATACACGCAGAGAAACAAGAAAGATGGGTCGAAAAAATGAGAAACAAACATTATGGCATGGTATGATTTTTTAACAGGCAGGAGAGCAGAGGCGGATGAGGAGAAACTCAATCCAGCCCAGTTTGCTATCTCGAGAAACGAAGGCCTGACTGTTGATACTCGTGAAATCGTAACTAACTATAAAAATGCGTACGAACAGTTAGAAATTGTCAACAGAGCAGTAAATATGATTGTTGATGATGTTGCAGAAATTCCTTATGCCGTAGGAGAGAAAAGAAACGGCACAAATGATATAGTAAAGAACGTCAGAAAGACTAAAGTGAATCTACTACTAAATGTAGAACCAAATCCATTTCAAGACGTAAGTGCATTTAAAAGAAATCTGATAATTGACTTACTGATTGATGGTAACATTTTTGTTTACTTTGATGGGGCGCACTTATATCATTTACCAGCGGACAAAGTTACTATTCATACTGATGATAATACTTATGTTGAAAAGTATGAATTTGACCATAGTATTGACTATAGTCCAAGTGAAATTATTCACATAAAAGAAAACAGTTTTAACTCTATTTATAGAGGCGTTCCAAGATTAAAGCCAGCATTTAGAACTATGCAGCTTCTTGGAAATATGAGAAAATTCCAGGATAACTTCTTCAAAAATGGAGCGGTTCCTGGATTAGTTTTAAAGAGCCCTAATACTCTTTCAGAAAAAATTAAAGAGAGAATGTTACAAGCCTGGAGTATGAGATATAATCCAGCATCAGGCGGAAGAAGACCTTTAATCTTAGATGGTGGTTTAGAAGTAGATTCACTATCTAAAGTTAATTTTAAAGAATTAGACTTTCAAGAATCAATAAAAGCAAATGAGCGTATTATTCTTGAAGCTATGGGCATACCACCAATCTTAATGGACGGTGGAAACAATGCAAACATTAGGCCAAACCATAGATTATATTACTTAGAGACTGTACTACCTATAGTCCGTAAATTATCTCATGCGTTTGAAAGATTTTTTGGTTTTGAACTCAATGAAGATGTGACAGGGATTCCTGCTTTACAACCAGAATTGAGAGACCAAGCGGCATACTACGCTACACTTGTTAATACAGGCATACTAAGTACAAACGAAGCTAGAGTCGCTATAGGTAAAGAACCAATTAATGGATTCGACGAGCCTCGAGTACCTGTAAACTTAGCGGGCTCAGCAGTGAATCCAGAGGAAGGAGGACGACCAGAGGAGAGTCCTTCTACAGAGGAATAATATGACTAAAAATATGATGATTAAAGCTGTATCTGATTTCTTTACTGGTGAAAAAGTAGAGAGTATGGATCTAGCTACATACAAATCCTATGGTAGTGATGCTCCTGTAAAAGACTATATGCTGAGAAGGCAGTTTGGTTCTTGGAACAGAGTCCTATCCGTAGTAAAAAATCGATATCCTGTCGAAGTTCCAGTTGTGGAAGAAAAAGTAGTTGAGAAAAAAGCTGCTCCGAAACCAAAAGTGGAGAAAGAGGTTAAAGATGTCGAATAAAATATTTCATTGGACTAATACATTCAAAACCTTAGGCGAAACCGAAGATGGCGGCATTGACATCAAAGGTTCTGCAAGTACTAATGCACTAGATAGAGCTGGCGACGTTATCGAAGCTGAGGCATGGACAAAAGGTGGTTTGGAAAACTTTAAAGGTAATCCTATCATTTTGTTCAACCACAACTATGACAAGCCTATCGGTAGAGCAACTGGTTTAGAAGTGACTGACAACGGTCTTGAGATTTCTGCAAAGATTTCAAAAGCGGCCGGTGATGTTAAAGATTTAGTTAAAGACGGTGTTCTTGGAGCCTTTTCCGTTGGTTTCAGAGTCAAGGACGCTGATTATATGGCAGAAACCGATGGATACAAAATCAAGGACGCGGAACTTTTCGAAGTTTCAGTCGTATCCGTTCCTTGTAATCAAGGCGCAACTTTTTCAGTTGCAAAAAGCTTTGATAACATGAACGAGTATGAAAAGTTCAAGAAAAACTTTATAAAGGCTAACTCACATGCAACAGCAGACGCTGTGAAAGTTGAGCAGCCAAGCGGGGAGAAATCCCATAAAATGGAGACTGATATGTCAAACGAAAAGATGACTCCTGAAGCCGAAGGCTTTGACCTAGACGCATTCGCAAAAGAAGCAGCTGAAAAAGCAGTTGCAGAATATGCAATGAAGCAGGCTGAAGCGAAGGCAGCTGAAGAAAAAGCACAAAAGGAACTTGCTGAGAAGCAAGCTCAGGTTGAAGCTGAAGAAAAAGCTGCTCAAGAAGCTAAACAGGATGAACAAAAGAGAATTGTTAAGAGTTCACTATCAGGCGCAGAAAGACTCATTAGTGATATCGAGAAAAGAGTCAATGATAAGCATGAAGATTTGAATGAAGTAGTTAAAACACTTCAGAACGAATTACCTGAGAAATCAGAAGAAATCATGAATATCAGAGAATCAAAAAGAATTTTCTCAGATAGACAGGGTCAAGGCGACTGGAAGAAAGCTTTTGAACAAGATATTTTAGATGCAAAATTTGCTGGTCTAGCGACTGGTAAAGGATGGGACAACACTTATGCGAAGAGCGTAATGGAGAAGGTAAACGCACACTCAGGTGTGGGTGTATCATCTGCAGACTTCGAGCAAGTTGTTTCAACTAACATCGAAAGAGATATTCAGAATGAATTGGTACTAGCTCCTCTATTTAGAGAGATTCCAATGAATTCTGCTAACATGATTATCCCAATCATGCCAGATGCAGGTTATGCTGAGTTTACAGGTAACCAAACAGCTTCTGGTTCATCACCACACGGTAACTTACAAGAAAGAGGAGACGCTGTAAACCACGGTTCAGCCGGCGGTGTAGACATGACTGAAAGAACTCTTTCAACTAAGAAACTCATTTCACAATCTTACCTAGGTAACGAAACTGAAGAAGATGCAATCATGCCTATCTTGCCTCTCATTAGAGAATCAATGGTAAGAGCCCATGCTAGAGCAATTGAAAATGCTATCCTAGCTGGTGATGATGCTGACGGTGCTTTTGGTACTTCAGGTGCAGCTTTTGAAGGTCTTTTACACCTAGCAAGAGTCGACAGTGACTATACACAATCTACCACTGCATTTGCAAGTGATAAGATTACAGCCGCTGACCTTCTTGAGATGAGAAAGAACATGGGTAAATATGGTGTTAACCCAAGTGAAGTAGTTTATGTTGTTTCACAAAGATCTTACTTCGAACTACTCGAAGATGCTGAGTTCCAAGATGCTAACCTAGTTGGCGACATGGCAACTAAGCTTTCTGGTGAAATTGGTCAAGTGTATGGCTCAAGAGTCCTACTCTGTGACGAATTCGCAGCACCAGCAGTAGCTAAGTTCGGAGCTATCGCAGTTAACCCAAGAAACTACGTATTGCCTAGATTAAGAGGCGTTACAGTAGAATCAGACTACGAAGTAGCAAACCAAAGAAGAGTCCTAGTGGCTTCTCAAAGACTTGGTTTCATCGACATGATCGATGGTGCAACTTCTAAGTGGGGTTGGATGTACAAAGCTAGCTAATAGCTTTCAGACATGGAGGGGAGCAATCCCCTCCAACTTTTAAGAGGAATTATGGCAAATTTAATAACGATACAACAATATAAAGACTTTGCTGGCATTACAGGAGTAGGCCAGGATGCAAAGCTGAACGTTATTATTCCCTCTATAAGTCAAGCCGTAAAAACTTACTGTGGTACTTCATTTGTGGACTACTATGGTACTGATAAAGTCGAGTATTTTGACATCAAAGACAGAGAGACTACAGCTGTAATGGTAGATGAGAGTCCTCTTGTAAGCGTTAGTCAAGTACAGGAAAGACAGAGTCAAGCAGATGCATACGTTACACTAATCACAGAAAATTCTGACGGTAGTGGTAAATAAGAGTATATTTTTGACACTGACACAGACACAATTTTTAGAACTACAGATAGTACTGATAAATCCTTTCCTATGGGAAGAAAAGCAGTAAAGGTAACATATAGAGCAGGTTATAGTGCAACTCCACAAGACTTGAAGTTAGCATGTTTTGACTTGACTAAGTACTATTTGAAAGATGAAAGAAAAGATAGATTAAGCATAGCTGGAGCACAGGTACAGAACTCTGTATCTACTTCACTAAGAGATAATATAGATTTTCCTGACCATATCAAGAGAATACTAGATTTCTATAAAGTTTATAAGTAGTGGCTAAG